AGAGAAGTAGACCGGTAGACTTTAGTATCTTGACCGTACACCGTGATTTTAATGTCAGTGTCTTGACCTGTTACAGGGTCCTTGATGACTACTTCGCACGTTTCATTTTGTTTGAACTTAGACAAATCCATTAAACGGGCGTCCTTTCAATTACAATATTAGATAACTCGGTTTCATCGTAAACCGCTGAAATATCGTAGCTGTAAGTTAATGGATCAGGCCCACCGACCGAAGTATCGGCGCTAGTATATTTGATCTTAGGTAGAATAATCTTATATTGATTACCCGCGCCATCCAACATAGCAACCTCAAGATCAAAATAAGTGCCTGCGTTAAACAGATTGTAAGCGTTTAGGTTTTCAAAATAGATACTTAGCGAACCTGTTACGCGGCTTTGGCTTTGCGCTTGGCCTACAGCCGAATCTGAGCCGATACAGTATAGCGCCTCATTGCCATTATCCAGTGCAATACTAGCAGTTGTCACGCAGGCGGTAGAATCGCCATTAATAGTGAACGTACCACTAAAACCATCCATAGGCGCAGTAGTAACAGGGCCAGTATAAGTTGAGCCAGCCAGCGGTGACGTGTCGGAATCCTGAGAAAGTCCCACTGCATTAAAAGCCAGCGTAGTGATAGCATTAGCAGCACGATCTAATGTAAAACCACTCATTTCTACGCCACGCGAGCGGAAATAAGTGGCCAGGTCTGCGTGTAGGCGTTCAAAGGTAAAGCTTCGCCGTGTAACCCCTGCTTTCAGTTGGTCAGTACCAACACTAGGGGCATCAGTTGCCCAGGTACCGCCTAATGCCGCTTCAAGTAAGTCGTCAAAGGCACCAAAACGAACCTCTCCAGTAATATCGCCCCCAACCTGCTTGTTTCCATTGATAATATCCGATACTTGGCGGTCAGAGCGTAAAGCTTCTGACTCTAAAGGGTCTCGACTCAATGAAAGCGATTCAGTGGAAATAGGTAATTTTGTAAAAGCTGGTGTGGCTGGTGTCGTTCCCGCCGTAACCTCAGCAATATATGAAACTTCTACGTTAGAGCCGCTTGCTACAGTCATTTTATGACCTCCGTATAAATGCGTACCAGTTTATAGTTATTGGAACGACAAACCAAGGACCATCATTTAGACCTTGTGAAATTCCTATTGATTCAATTGTTACATTATCGCCACCAAATGAAAACACCGTACCAGATTTATAGACTTGTGCTATTTCGTCCGCTTTGTTCATGGCGGCAATATTGCCCTTATTTTCAGGGTAAAACAAAGATATTTGAAAAACCCCGTTATGGCGATCACAACCATCCTGACCAAGTGCTACTTGATCCGGTTGAACTGGTATCAAAAAGCAGCGGGCCGATGGCTGGTCAACTGGATTATTTGTTGTGCTTTTATTCTCAAAATTAAACTCGATACCAAAGCTAGAATTATCCATAATCGGCTTAACAAGGGCATTATTGATATTTAAAAAGGTACTCATTTCCAGCCCTGCGCATTCGCCATTTTAATAAATTGCCTTAGTGTTGTTCTAACCATACCAGCTGGCGCTTGATTAGATGATCCAAACTCTAGCTTTTGAATGTAGGGCAGATTGTTGCTTAAAATATCTAGGCCGAAGCTTTCATTTATTTTGCCAAGCTGCTTGGCAGATTCAGACCCTAGTTGCCCAATTCGACTAGCCCCTGGTTTGTCTATGGTTTGCAAGATAGGTGCGCCATCAGAAACAAACCAATTATTTTTAGCTCGACCTGTATCAACTGGCGTCCTTTTTATCGCTTCACTAAACAGATTAAATACAATGGCGCGCTTTGCCGTACCCAGGTCGGTTTTGGTTTGCTCTGCGTATTTGTTTAGGTTAGCCGTGAACGTCATTTTCTACACTGCGCTTTAGTAATCAACCTGGTGTCGCCTGTCTGCAAAGGTCGTACATTAATGCAACGGTACAACACACCGTCAACAATGACGGAATCATCTTTTTTTAATTCGGTTTGACCATCAATTAATAGTTCAAAGTCGCCTTGCTGTATCAATGTGCCATCAATATCTGAATTATTGAAATCCAATCGAACGGCATTAAACTGCACATTCTGCTCAGTATCACCGCTAGCCCCAGTTGTCGGGTCATAACTTCCAAGTGTTAATAACTTAACTGTTACCTGTGCGCCAAACTCATTAATCAAACGAGATGCAGTGTTAGTCAGCGACCCATAATTAAAGCTCATCGGATAGGCTCCACAAGCAGTCCGCCGCCTTGTTTAAACAAAGGCTCAAGGTAAGTGTCTACCTTAGGAAAAGTTGGGGCGTATAACGAGCCGTTGCCATCTTGGTACTCGACCTCGATAACATCCACCTTCTCTTTCTTGATATTCTTACTTGTATTAGGCTGAATATCACCGCCCGATATGCTTACCTCGATAGCAGCCTGCAGTTGGGCGTTCTTTAAGTCTTGCGGGATTGTCTCACCGCCTACAGGGTAGCAATCAACATAGACACCAGTTCGCGGGAATTGCAAAGATTGATTGCTAAATGTTTTTTTGCCTTGGTAATTAGACCGGAATGACTCTGTATAATCCGCCCCTTTAACTAGCAAAACCTCTTTATCAGGCGTTGAAGCTGGCAAGGTGTAACCGCGCAAGGCTGCAAAATTATCTAGCTCTATGACAGTCACATAGGAATTTGAATTAGGTATATTTGTTCCATCTTCCACGATAATCATTATGGCGCGGCCTCGGTTTGTCCGAATGTTGTGTTTGGCACTATGTTTTCATAGGCGGAAAACAATATTGAAAATTGTCTCGCCCCACTATCTAGATGCGTAATCTTCAAGGCATAAGTAGTGTTTGGCTCAAGTATGAAAGGAATGTCTTGGAATACCTGTAATTGACGCCTTGCGGCATTATCACCAGCAATAGCAAATGGGGGGGCCTTGAGGATACCATCAGAAGTAACGCTTAAAGCAGGGGTTCCGTTAAATAATGCTTCCGTTATAGCCGGTATCTTATTTGAATTTAAGTTAGTGTTATATATCTCAAGTGTTTGTCCACCTGTAAAAGTTGGCCCCTCAAATAACTGTATTGTGGCATTGCCCGAACTGGTTAGAACATCAAAACCAGAAAAAACAATTTCTGCATTGCCAGTGGTCAAAACTACATAATCACTTGATCCGCTTGTAATCGTGTAATCAACACCAGCAAGAAATGCTCCTTGGTTGAACGTAGCATTGCGCGTATCTTTTGGATTAGCCAGCACTGCTAGATATTCGTTACGTGTGGGGTTATTACTAGGCATTATAAACCCCTTGAACTGCCGATAACTACAAACTGGTGATCGAGCAATCCAGTAAAATCATCATTAAGGCGGATTGCGAATAAATCAAAAGGGTTAAGCTTGATTGAACCATTTAACGGCACCGAATAGGCGCGCGAATCTGTGCCGGAATATTTAATCAAGTCTAAGCCCGTAGCAATTCGTTCAAAGTCCTGATTGGCCTGAATGGGCCTTAGTGCTGGTGTTACATCCTCTTCTTGTTCGCCGAACTGTTGGTAGAATGCGCGAACACCTACGGCCAGACTAGTGCTTAAACTACCATACTCGGTACGGGATGGTGTTCCGCCATCTGAAACAATGATCCTCAACTCGTTGACCTCCACATACGCATGATCCGGGCATGTAAAAGAAAAGTCTTGTGCCGTGGATGAATAGTCACCATTTGCTAGAAAATCACCTGTAGGTGTCCCGTCTACCGTTAGAACATTAATAAATGGCTGTGGCTCTAGGCTTTGGAAATACTGCCTACTCATTGATCTAGTTGGCGCTGACATTTTTTACCTCTTTATTCTTCGCCTGCTTCCACTTTCTTTTTAGTGGCTTTCTTTGCTGGCTTATATTCTGGTTTTAGCGCTACTTTCGGGCAGTCTTTGGAATTTGCCACAACACCGTATTTATAATCATTAACCGAAGCCAATCGAGAGTCAATGATTCGTAAATTATTTTCTTGTGCTAGCTTCGCCACGTCTTCTTTATATCGAAAGTATGGGCCTTCTAATAGCCAAATCTTCATATTGCTACCTTAAAAAGAGAAAGCCCCCGAAGGGGCTGTGTACTATTCTTGACCGATGATCTGAACACCCAAAGTATTCTTATCGTAGTCAAACACTTTAGGCCAGTTAGTACCAGTACCTAAAGCAGCATCAGACGGAGAGGCACCGCCCGCACCAGTATTCCAGCTATAACCTAACAACTGAGTGTTAAATGTGTATTCCGCTTGGAAAGTGCGACCAATGTTTTCGCTGCCGTTATTAGTTTGGATATTCGAGAAAAAGTCTTGATTATCCTCTATCTGGATAGCGCCACCTACTAGACCCAATACTTTTTGTTTATCAGGGCTACCAGCCTCACGAAGGGCGGGCGCATCAGTAACAATAATCGGGCGACCTTGGCCAAATGCTGCACCCTCTCGAACCGCCACGCCTCCGATCTCAAATAGGTTATTGGAATTAGCAATCGCTTGACCTACTAGCTCATGATATTGAACACCAGTCATCACTAAGGCGCGGATCATTTGAGACTTATCGCCAAACTTGGCTAAACCGCCATTAATGGCTTGCTGGGTGACTTTGCCAGAAGCGGATACGTCATTAACTACAGCGGCATTGTTACTAGTTGCCGCAACGGCAGATAAAATACCTGTATTAAGCTGATCTTTTAAGATATTTTCAGCTACAGCATTAGAAATTACGTCCAACGCCTCTTCCGGGCTTTCTTGAATCCAAGTAATTTGGGCTTGGTCCCAACCAACCGGACCAAAGCGACCGGCAACCTTAACACCCGTCCATTCACCTTGCGCTAAAGATGTGCTAGCCAGTGAGCCTGAGCCGTTAACATCGCGTCGACCCTGAGCAGCATCTAGATTCTTCCAGAATGCGATATTTTTATAGTTACCACGATTTGCAAGATTGGTAAGAGTCATGGTGCCGTTAGAAGCAGCATTAAATTTATCAATTAATTGGTCGGTGGTTTCGTAAATTAAAGAGTACAGTTCTTCGTTGAAAACTGTCATATCTGATAATGCCATGGTTAGATTCCTCTATTCTGTAGGCGTTGTTTGATTGCAGCCTGTCGGGCCTTACTGTCATTTAGTGGTATTTCACTTAGACTTTTAGCAGCCCCGCCGCCTTGTCCTATAGAATTAGAGGCCCCGCCCCCATTCGATTTTGACCCAACAATCACCGGAGCGAATGAAGGATCGCTTTTAAACTCTGTCTTTAGGTCGTCCAATGTATTGGCCACAAGATTGCCTTGTTTATCCAGTACGCGGACTTGTCCATCTTGTAATGTTAGGCGGTCTTTTACCAATGACTCGAACGCACCGGCACGCTCACCAAACAATTCAGCGCTAATTTTAGTGGCTTCGCTTTTTAATGCTGATTGTCTCTGGCTATTTAAGATACCATTAATTTCTTTTTCTTTTTCTGCTAGTTTTTCTTGGTAGCTCTTTTCCAATGCGGAAATATCACCGTCCTTTTTTGCAGCCTTTAAAGCCTCTTCTTTGGCCTTTTCTTCTGCAATCTTAGCCACCTCGGCGGCTTTCTTTTTTTCTGTTAGCAACTCTTCAAGCTTTGTTTTTAAGCCCTTCACATCATCAGGACTCTCAAAACCCTCGTATTGCTTCTGTGCATTAGCTTCAATAGCCGCTTTCTGCTCTTCTGTTAGTTCTACGCCTTCAAATAAACTCATCTCAACCCCATTGAGAAAATTAATTACCAATAGCCCCGCTATTAGTTTTAACTATTATAACTAATTGAAACAAAATGCAAACACTTTTGATGGTTTTTATCAGTGAAAGGCTTGAAAGTTATACTAGCCTTTAAATAACACAAAGATTAAGTGACCAATATGATTAAATATTTCTTTTTATTTGCATTTTTTATATCTAGCGATCTTTTCGCGGGGGGCTATTCATTTTATTACGGGTTGCATAGTTACCACATCGAGAAATCTGACGCCGAATTCAGCAAAAAACACCCTAATTACAAAAGACAGAACCACAATGAAAACCATGTAATTGGCTTAGGCTATAAAGATTTTGTATTTAGCACATACAAAAACAGCCAATACGAGAAAATCAGAAACTACGCCCTTACCTATGAGTTTAAATATTTTGGTGTAGGTGCTGTTTATGGCTACGACGCAAGGACCTTAAAAGGTGAGTTTATTGACGTAGCAACCTATAACCCGACAATCTTACCCATGGCTTACCTCAAAGTACCTTGGTATACATTTCAATCAGGCAAAATAACGGCAACACTACAAACTATAATAGCCTTCAGCGCATTAAATACAGGTATACAGGTTTCATTTTAGGCCAGCTTCCCGCCACGCATCAGGCTGTTTACGCTTGATTGCTTCCAAGTCTAAAGCCTCCCCGAATTTATCCGATGTGGCGCGCCTAAACTGATCCGCAGTTAAGCCGCCTTTTCGGAATAGCTCGGTTCTAGTCTTGCCTAACACCTCTTCCTGGAACCACTTTGGCTGCTTGGCTAGCCATTCATAGTAATTGTTAGCTGTAGTTTGCTGGCCCCCTTTGGCCCCTTTGCTAGCCCTAGTTCCTGAACTGCCAAATATATCGAACTTATTTTTTAATTGGGGGATGGCTGAGCTTCGACAATTAATATGAGAAGGCGGCAAAGGCCCCTCGCCTATGTCGTACACCTTTCCATCCTGAAATCTACAAAAATTGCTTGTCCGGTTGTCCAGTGTCGCACTGTATAGCCATCCATTTAAAATATCTTGATTAGCTTTAAATGTGCTCTGTCTAGCCATGTTTGAAACATGGTTGACACTTGTACGCGCAATCGCCTCAGCATTTCTTCTAGTGGTAATCAAAGCCCCGTCTTTAAAGTTATTTGTTTTAGTGCCTCGAATAGCCGTGATTATGTTTTGAGTGGTTGTACCCGAAAAAAACCCGTTCCGAATAATGCCGTTAACCCTCTGCACTTCGTTGGGTGTAAACGACTTAATAAGGGGCTGCATGAGTTTAGACTCGCCCTTATCATTAATTTGTATGGGCCTGGCATTGATAGCTGCCCACGTCTGTTCTAGGGTGGGTTTAATCACTTCTACATTAGCGGCCTTATCTAGTGTCTTTGTGGTAAAGTTAGATTCATTGCCTGCAATCTCTTCTAAATCACTGATTAAGCTCTCACCCCATTCTGAGTAGGTTTCGCCTAGCTCTTTACGAAGCTTAGACAAAATACCGTTAAGCTCTTTTTGGGTGTTAATGGTAGGGCCGGCAGCACTCAAAGCGTCCCTAATGATTTTATCGGCCTTGACTACAAAAGGGTCAAATTTATTAGCCTCATGTGTTGCAAGACCTTGAAGCCAGATTGTATGCCTAGTCAAGGCATCGCCAATAAACTCATTCGCCATTTAGATTCAATCCTGAATCATCCATATCTATAAGATCGTCTATTTCTTCATCATTGCGCTCTAATGTGCCAATCTTTCGCATATAGTCCCGCGCATCCTCTTTGGAAATTAGCCCTGATTGCCATTGCAATACTACTTGTGCCGCCATTTGTGGTTCAGCCGTAAACACCATTAAGTCAGCCGGGTTTTCAATACTGGTATCACCTGAACCTTCAAATAACGCCATCCAATCTAATACGACTTGGTAGGCATCTGTCACGTTGCCTATAACAGATTGTAAAAAGCTTGTTTCTGACTGGTTATTGATTGCCGCCTCAGTAGCCGAATTAAACGAACCACCCCCTGTAATCATCTTAGCGCCTAAAGCTATCATTTGATCTTGTTTATGACTCATTGCCTCAAATGCTTGGGAGTTAGGTTGTGTTTGCTCAATACCAAACTGGCCCCCTTGCGGTACGGGGATCATTGCACCAGAGCCTAAGCTTAACCCTGCATTTTCTCTTTGCCATTGCTGATCCACCCCACTGATCCACGGTATAGGCTGGCCACAAAGCCATGAGCTATTCTCGTAGTCAGCTGAATTAATATAATGACCAACATTTAAGCTTGCTATATCGTAAACGGTGGTTTCATCCGGGTCAGCATCGTTATTTATGGCGCCTACAAACTGAAAAGGAATGAAGTCTAAGCGGTTGCCTAAATTATCTGTTGGCTGATAAGGACCTTCGATTAATTCGCCGTTATCAGCTAAAACCTCTTGTTGATATAAGCCATCGACCAATCTAAGTACCCGGTATTGAGTCACCTCATCTAACTCGTATGAATCACCATCTTTAGGTAATAGCTGCACTTCTGCCAGCACTACTAAACTTAACTTAGTTGCTGCGCCGAATCGGGTACTTCCCCAGTTAATAATTTGATCCGCCTTATACAAAGTGCAATAAGAGCGGGCCACGCCTTGATTGATCTGCTCTTGTGTAACTTGGCCGTTAGTTTGAGGATAATCAACTAACAGGCCACACCTGGCGTGCTTAATGGTCAGCTCGGTTGTCCGCTTATATTGCTGGCTTAAACTCATGCCTTCGCCGTTAATGTCGGTATTAACAAACTCTAGGCGCTGATCTACTGAAATAGTTAAAGCGTCTTTAGTAGCCATGCCAACTAAGCCCCCAACGGTACGAGAAACATAATTATAAAACTTAGCGCGCTTTAAGTAGTTTTTATAACGGTTTTTCTGTTCATTGGTAAGGTATTGATAATTCAAATAATATTCATTGTACGCATAATCCGAGTCGAACGTGTCGGGCAATCGGGGCTGCGTACCATAAAAAGGTAGGTATTTTTCGCCTTTTGATTTTATGCAAATCTCGCCTTTTTGTGTGTCATCGACAACCTGCCATCGTGGCAAATTATCATTGTATTCCGGTCTTTTGTAATCAATACCCATTAGTATGCCATCCCTATATTTAGACTTGATGCAGGCTTATTGATTGGGAATTTCCTACTTATAAAGTAGCCCATACTATCATTCCAATCATCTATAGCAGGGTGCTCGTTAAACTTCTCAGGATCACCCTTATTGTTATATCCTTGGGATTCTACAGCAAAAGCCAAGTCAGGACACTTTTCGCAGTTTATAGCTATTTTGCTATGTGAAAATAATGCGTTGACGCTGTTTATACGATCCCTAATAAACGGGTTTTTATTTGGCACATCAACTGAATATCTAGCTTTCTTTATGATTTGAATATCTGTAGCCGTGGCATTAGTCGAAGTGCTTTGCCCCGAACTATCAGGATACACAATTATTCTGCTTTGGTGGTCCTTATACCTGAATGCCAAGTTATTAATAAAATCATAGGTATCATGACTAACAAACTCGTCTACAGCTATTGGTTTATTACCATCTATTACCCATACAGTTGCACAACACCCGCCCACATTAAAATCCAGCCCTATATGTAAACGGTCAGACTTCATTATGATTCTATCACTATGATGGTTCTGCCTGTCGTAAAAATGATAAACCTTGCTTTCCGATAAAGATACAAAAGAACCTTCAATGTAAAGATCGGCCAAAACAGGGTCATAGTTGGCGCGTATCTGCTCTATATAGCCCTCAGGTAAATATGGGTTTGAATATGTAGGTGCTTTGATTAGCTCGTAGCCTTCCTGCTTCATTTTCACCCATTTCTCATACATAAACCCATGGATGCCTTGGTCCGGCGTTGTTACTGCCGCCACCGTATTGGGCCTAATGGTCTCCTGTCTTGTTCTCTCGTTAACCTTTCGCCATACCTTAGCGGCCTTATCTTTTGGTAATGTATCTAATTCATCGCAAATGGAATGGGCGCACTCAAAAGCAACAATCCGTTCCGGTCGATCATAAGAGCGATACAGTATATTCCCAAGCTTGCCAACACTGGTGCTAAATTCTGCTTTATTGGTTTTAAAGTCTATCCCCAACCTAGTTAACACCTCTTCGACCCCGCTCATACCCCTAAGCTTGCATAAATCATAGGTTGGAAATGTCAGTAGGGTATTGATAGGGTATTGAGCCATAGAATAGTGCTCAAGCATAAGCAGGATCAATCGCATAATGCCTGCTTCTGATTTACCGCTACCCAAACCACCACACAAGGCCGGGTGGCTGGAATCACTGAATGCGAACTGCTCCTGGGGGTCAGTCAGTGGTATTTTCATCTGGCTTAGTAGCTCTTACTATCTCAATGGATAAAGGCTTGTCGGTTGATTGCTCATGTTCAACCTTATCACGCCATCTCTCAGGGTTGCGGTTTTTTAGCCAGAATATACAGGCAGTTGGATCAGGGGGTAGTTCTTTTACCGTCTCCACTGCTGCCGGTGCCTGATCGTCATCACCACCACCACTAATGCGCGTTTCTCTTACCTTACACCCTAGCGCACGATTTAATAAGGCGCTTTCTACGCTATCAGTGTCAAATTCGTCTTTACCTTTTTTTAGGGACTCCCGAAAACTTGAATGCGCGAGCTTCCAATCATTTAAAGTGGATTCCGCAACATTGAACAATTCCGCTAAATCAGAATCCTTTGCGCCTGCTTTTCTACA